TAAAATATCAATTTTGTTATGACAAAATGATAAATTATATGAAGAATAAATATAATGAAGACCCTTATATAGTCAGATTTTTTGAAACTACGGATTACTATGACCCTGAGGGTTTGTATAGAAGAGATACAAATGCTATATGTGGCATTGCAAAAATATATAATAACGGAACCACGGTTATTTTTGGCGATTTAAAAGTTGTTTTGGATAGATCGAAATATAACCAATAAAATTAATAATATTGAGTGTTCAAAGCCCCACTAAATCGGGGCTTTTTTCATACCCTAAAGAAAGGACGGTGCCTCTCATGACAGCACGGCAAAAGAAATTTGCAGAATACTATGCTCAGAGCGGCAACACCGTTCAGAGTGCTATAAAGGCAGGATACAGCGAGAAGTATGCGAAAGCTGACGCCTGCAAAATCCTAGATAATCCTAGTGTTGCGGAGTATATCCGTGTGCTGTCCGAGAAAGCTCAGGACGAGCGTATAATGACCGCAAAGGAGAGGCAGGCACTCTTGTCTGATATCGCTAAGGACGGCAAGAATGACCCTGCTGACCGTATCAGAGCCGTCGATACCCTCAATAAAATGACAGGAGAGTATGTGGCTAAGATACAGGCGGAGGTCAAGACTTCTGAAAAGCTTTCAGACGTTTTCGCTCAGATAGGCGGTGAGGGGCTTGACGAGTAAGTTTCCCCTGTCGCAGAAGTATATGGACTTCATCAACAGCGTTCGGGGCGTGTCTGCGGACTTCCTTGAGGGAACTACCGCAAGCGGCAAAACAACTGTGGGCGCAGGCATAAAGTTCATGCGTATGGTGTCGGCAAGTAGGAAAAAGCTTCACGTCATTGCCGCTAAGACTACGGGAAAGGCTGAGGAAACTATCATTCAGCAGGATAACGGCATTCTTGACCTTCACACCAATGCTCGGTACTTCGGCAACGGTGATAAGGACTACAAACTGCCGCATATCAAGTTCGAGAGCAAGATAATCTACGTTTTGGGATATGACAACAAGGATAAGTGGGAAATGGTGCTGGGCGCTCAGTTCGGCTGCGTTTATATCGACGAGATAAACACCGCTGATATCGAGTTTGTCCGTGAGATGTCAACCCGTAACGATTACCTTATGGCGACCCTTAACCCTGACGACCCCTCGCTACCTGTGTACAAAGAGTTTGTCAACCGCTCACGTCCGTATCAGAAATACGCCTGTGACGTGCCTGCGGAGATAATGAAAGAGCTTACAGAAGAACCTGTACCCAATTGGCGGTATTGGTTCTTTACTTTTCGTGATAATCTTTCACTTACTGATGAGGATATCAAACGGAAAATGGCTGCCGCTCCGAAAGGCACAAAGCTGTATAAGAACAAGATACTCGGTCTGAGAGGACGTGCAACAGGGCTTGTGTTTGACCTGCAAAAGCGAAATATCTTGACAGCAGAGCAGGCGAAAGCTTTCAATTATGTGTACTTCTCAGCCGGACTTGACACCGCTTACTCCCAATCCTCACCTGATACCATAGCGTTCACCTTTGTGGGCATAACAGCTGGCAGAAAGTGCGTTACTCTTGACGAGGAAGTGTATAACAATCGTGACAGACAAGTGCCTCTCACACCCTCTGACATACCGAAAATATTCACGGCGTTCTTGGAGAAAAACCGCAGAACGTGGGGCTTTGCACGAGATGTGTATATCGACAGCGCAGATCAGGCGACCATACTTGAATGTCAGAAGTTTGGACGGCTCACAGGCAGCATATATAACTTTATCCCAGCATTCAAGAAAACGAAAATAATCGACCGAATACACTTGCAGTCAGCTTGGCTGGCGGCAGGTGATTTTTATATCCTTGAGCATTGCAAGGAGTACGCAGGCGAGCTTAACATATACAGTTGGAAAGAGGATAAGGCTGAGCCGGAGGACGGCAACGACCACCTTATCAATTCCTGTCAGTATGCCTGGCTGCCGTATCGTGACAAGATAGGAAGTGTGAAGATTGACTAAATTCAGCATAGGAAGCAAGGTGAAAAATATGATAAGAAACTGGCTTGATATCCAGCCTGCACCCGAATACAGCATAACTATCACAGAGAAAACAGGTTTTATGACAGATGTGATAAGGTCACAGCTTTGGTATCGTGGTGACGCCGCAGAGCTTTCACAGTTCTTTGGTCAGCTTAACTTAGGCACAAATTCATTCTGGAGCAGCGTCCCTGAGAATGAAAAGATACGCAAGATACATAGCGGTCTGCCTGCAATAATCGCCGATACGCTTTCATACATTGTCTATTCTGATATGGACGATATCAAGGTCACAGGGGACAAAGCAAAGGCTGACTTTGATAATATTTCCGAGCATATAGACTTCACAGAGCTGACAGGCAAGGCGATAGTTACCGCACTTGTTGACGGCGACGGAGCTTTCAAGATATCTGTCGATACTGAGCTTTCCGATACGCCAATAGTCGAGTTTATCGGTGCTGACAAAGTGGAGTATAACTTTGTACGAGGTCTGCTGAACGAGGTCATTTTTCATTCTGTGCATTATGCAGGCTCAAAGAGATTTCACCTTGAAGAGCATTATGGCAAGGGATATATAGAAAGCCGTCTGTATGACGATAACGGTCACGAGGTCGGCTTGGACAACGTGCCTTGTCTTGCACAGATACCGCCACGAACTGAGTTTGAGGGCGAGTATATAATGGCTGTGCCGCTGAAATTCTTTTCATCACGAAAGTATCCGAACAGGGGCAAGAGCATTTTTGACGGCGGTAAGTCTGATTGCTTTGACGCTTTAGACGAGGTGATCTCACAATGGTGGGACGCTATCAGAGCAGGCAGGGTAAAGCAGTATATCCCCGAAAGCATGATACCTAGAGATCCTGCAAGCGGTAAGCTTAAAGCGCCTAACCAGTTTGGCAACAGTTACATAAGCATTGACCCACCGCTTTCGGCAGAGGGTGCAGCGCCTAAGATAGAAGTAGTTCAGCCTGATATCAAGTATGAAGCGTTTGTGGCAAGCTATACAAATTGCTTGCTTATGTGTCTGCAAGGGCTTGTATCTCCTGCCACGCTGGGCATAGATGTGGGTAAGATGTCAAGTGCGGACGCTCAACGAGAGAAGAAAGACGTCACAGGCAACACCCGAAACACTATCACAACGGCTCTTGAAAAGGCTCTGCCACAGCTTGTTTCTGCGGTGCTTATGACCTATGACAATATGCAGGGCAAAGCCCCTGAAACTTATGAGGTGACAGTTGACTTCGGTGAGTATGGTGCGCCTGACTTTGACAGCAGAGTTGAAACTGTGGGCAAAGCAAGCACGTATGGTATTATGTCAGTTGAAACGCAGGTGGAGGAACTGTGGGGCAGTTCAAAAGAGGACGATTGGAAAGCCGCAGAGGTCAAGCGGATAATGCAGGAAAAGGGGCTTACAGAGGGTGAGCCTACTGCGGTAGGTGACGAGTTTGGTCCTCGCCCGGACGGGGCATTATAGTTTTCGTACATTTGAATTTGTTTAACCCCTGTTGCTATCAACTACTTGGAGGTGGTCGGTATTCTCAGCTTCAAAGACATCGCAAAGATATTTGAGGAGATAGAGCTAAGGCTCATATCTTCACTGAAACGCAATCTCAAAAGGCACAAGGCGGAGGAGCAGCGTTACGGCTTTGAATGGTCTGCTTGGCAGGCTGAGAAACTGAAAAATATGGAGAACTTCCGCCGTGAAAACCTCGACATTATGAACGAGTACGTTGACGTTATCGACGATCAGACAAGACAGCTTATGACGGAGCAGTTTCAAGAGGGTCAGCAGCAGGCACAAAGGAGCGCCCAGGATCTTTCTGACGAGCCTATAACACCTATCCCCGACAAGCATTTCTTTGGCGTGAACGAAAAGAAAATGGCAAAGCTTATGGAAGACGTCACCACCCTTGAAAAGACCGCTGAAACAGCCGCTCTGCGAATGACAGACGATATTTACAGGCAGACTTTGAACAGGGTACAGCTTGCAATGGGAACAGGCTCTATGACGCTTAACGAGGCTATCGACCTTGCCACAAAGGACTTTCTTGACAAGGGCATAAACTGTATCGTATACGCTGACGGCAAGCGAGTGAACATTGCCGACTATGTGCGAATGGCTCTGCGGACAACTTCCACAAGGGCAGCGTTGCAGGGTGCGGCGAAACGCTTTGCAGAGCTTGGCTATGATACTGTGCTTGTGTCGCAGTATGGCGGCTGTTCAAAGACCTGTGAGCCTTGGCAAGGTCAAGTATACATTGATGATGTGTTCACAGTATGGGAGGGGGAAAAGGACGAGTTTCAAGGCAAGTCAAATTACTGCGGTGAGTGGTTTTGGCTGCTGTCATACGCCGTAAAGAACGGGCTATTTCACCCGAATTGCCGTCACACAATGACGCAGTACATACACGGCAGAACGCAGATACCTGAGCCGATACCGGTGGAGAAGATAAAAGAGCAGCGAGAGCTTGAGCAAAAACAGCGTGCAATGGAGCGGAAAGTCCGCAAGCTAAAACGCTTTGCGGCAGGCACTCTCGACCCCGACACAGCAAAAGCCTACCGCAAGAAAGTAAGGCAGGCACAGCAGGAATTGAAAGCCTTTATAAACGCTAACAGCGAAGTTATGCGGAGGGATTATTCTAGGGAGAAAGTGTATGGCGGCTTGACAGAAAAGGAAAAAGATGATAAAATTGAATTAACAACATCTAACGGAATTGGTGTAACGAAATTTTCAAAACATATGGAAGAGCGAGCTTCCGAAAGAAAGGTTTCTGTAAATGATATAAAAGATGCACTTATAAACCCGCTGTATATTGATGAAATTAAAATTGATAGTTTGGGCAGACCAAGCCAACGATTTATTGGTGAGAAAGCAACTGTTAATGTAAATCCCCAAACTGGAACTATCGCAACTATATGGAAAACAGGCAAGAACAAAATCAACAAGTACAAAAGGAAGTGATTATAATGTCAGAAAAACAAAAAGAGTTTCTTGTTTCTATTGGTATTGACCCAAATGATGAACTTGATGTCATAGAAGATAAAGTTGGTGATTACCTGACTTTGAACTGTTTGGATGAAAATTATAATCCAAATGAAGAAGGCTTGATGTGCGAAAGTATTTTGGATTATATCGGTCAGTTATAAATCTAACCGCCCCGCTACGGCGAGGCGGTATTTTTATACCCAAAAACAGAAAGGACGGATAAATATGAATTTCGGACAGGCGATCGAAGAAGCAAAGAGAGGTAAGAAAATAGCAAGAAAAGGTTGGAATGGCAAAGGACAGTATGTTGAGCTTGCCACTAATGTTAGTTATAAATCACCTAATGGTACTGTGACAAATGTAGACCATAAGGATATGGGCAATAAAGCATTAGCGTTTGTGGGAACTTCTGGCGTACAACTTGGCTGGCTTGCAAGTCAAGCAGATATGCTGTCGGAAGATTGGCAGACAATAGACTAATCAAACATCGGAACTAAGCACCTTAACGGGTGCTTTTTTCATACACAAATTTAAGAAAGCGAGGTCAGAAAATGGACGAGAAAAAGAAACTCCCTGATGATGAGGAGAAGAAAACTCCCGATACTCACGAGGAGAAAAAGGACGAGCCAAAGGCTGAGGAAAAGCCTGCGGACAAGGCAGATGAGAATCCTGCTGACAAGGAACAGCCTGCGGTGGACGATAGTCAGGCTGACGAGAACGGTGAGGGTGCTGATAAGCCTGCGGAAGATAAGCAGGAACAGCCAAACGAGGATAAGTCCGACAAGCAGGACAATGCTGAGAACGCACCTGACGAAAAAGACCAGGAGATACTCAGGCTCAAAACTCAGATAGCCGCTATGCAGCTTGGTATCAAGCCCGACTGTATCGAGGACGCCGTTGCGGTGGCTGAAAGCTATGTGAGAAACGGCAGTCAGCAGGATATCAACGCCGCCCTTTCTGCGGTGGTGAAGAAGTATCCAGATATGAAAGGCGAGGGTGGCAAAAAGTCCGACGGCAAAAAACAGGGCGGTTTCAAGGTCGGTGCAGGATCTTCGGATACTGATGAAAAGAAGCCACAGAGCAAACCAACAGCGCAGAAACGCTGGAACAAATTCAAGTAAAAACAGGAGGAATGAATCATGCCAAATCTTAATTATGCAGAAGTATGGAATCCCGAACTTTTGGAGATAAGGATCCAGGAAACACTGTCAAGCCCGTTCATCACACAGAACGTTAGGTGGCTTGACGCAAAGACTTTCCACTTCACACAGATGTCAACATCAGGCTACAAGAGCCACAACAGAAACGGCGGCTGGAACACAGGTAAGTATGTTCAGACGGACGTGCCTTTCACACTCACACACGATCGTGACGTTGAGTTTCTTGTGGATAAGGCTGACGTTGACGAAACGAACTCATCAGCGTCTATCAAGAAGATCTCAGAGGTATTCGAGAAAACACAGTCTGCTCCAGAAACGGACGCTCTGTTCTTCTCAAAGACAGCTCAGAGAGCGGCAGAGCTTGAGGGCTATCACTCATCAACAGCCGCTTCATCATACACAAAGGGTAACGTGTTCGACAAGCTCAAAGGCTTTCTTTCAGCAGGCAAGCTGAGAAGATACAAGTCTAACGGCTCGCTCATTATGTATGTGACTTCCACAATTATGGACCTGCTGGAGCAGTCTGACAAGTTCACGCGAAAGATAGAAATGACACAGATCGCAGAGGGAGGACTTGGTCTTAGAACAAGAGTGACCGACATTGACGGTGTGCCTATCATGGAGGTCATTGATGATGAGCGTTTCTATGACCGCTTCAACTTTGACCCTGAGGACGGCGGCTTTGAGCCTTGCGCTGCAAGATATTTAAAGACCGCTGATACCGATATCGTGAGCGGCAAGGAGTATTACACCGAATCAAGCGGCTCTTACACTAAGGTATCAGGCACACCTAGCAAGTCTGCACTTGATACATACTATGAAAAGGTCGCAGGCTCACATAAGATCAACGTGCTTATCGCAACACCTGAGACCACAAAGATAGTGCCTAAGATCAACAGCATTTACAGCTTTGCTCCGGGCGGACACACAGAGGGTGACGGCTGGCTCTATCAGAACAGAGCGTTCTCAGATGTTTTCACTTTCCCGAACGGCAAGGACGGAAAGATAGACAGCATTTACGCTGACGTTGACACAGCAGAGTACAGCGAGTAAGGGGTGAGGGATATGTACCTCACCCCTACTGAGTTTTGCAATATCTGTCCTGAGTGTGATATCTCCGAAGAACAGTTCTCGGCTATTCGGCAAAGAGCAGAAAGCGATATCGACACGCTGACTTTCAACCGCATAACAGCAGAGGGCATTGACAGCTTTACAGACTTTCAGAGAGAGCGTATAAAGCGTTCCACAGCCTTGCAGATGAAATTCATCTATGACAATTCGGAGCTGTTAGAAAGCCCTCTGAGCGCTTACAGCATAAGCGGAGTTTCAATGTCATTCGATAAGTCAAAGGTGGTATCTCTTGACGGCGTTATCACAACACGTCAGGTCTACAATGTGCTTATGCAGACAGGACTATGTTACAGGGGGCTGATGTGATGAAGTTTCCTCAGCTTGTACCTGAAAGGGTATGCAAAACGCCCTGCAAGGTCTATCGAACGGACGGACTTAATCGTGACGGCTCAAAGAAGCAGACGGTCATATTTGAGGGCAAATGCTTTCACTCTGAGAAGTCAAGGCAGAAATTATCCGCAGAGAAACAGCTTATAACCTTGTCAGGCGAGGCTCTTTTCTGCGGAGATATCGCCCCTGATAACGCCGTTGTAGAGGGCTATGCGGTCATAGGTGGCAGGACGTACAAGATATATGGTTCTGAGAAAGCCAAAGACCCTGACGGCAGGGTGAATTACACAAGATTGGAGCTGATATAGTGGGCATTGAAATAAAGCTTGATGTGCAGGCAATAAAAGCTATCGAGGACGCCGCTGTGAAGTCCGCTGAGGTGGCTATGGAGCAGGTGAGGGCAGACCTTGTAAGTGCTCAGACAATGCCGTTTGATACAGGCGATATGCAGAATAATCAGACCTTTGTCCACGCTGACGAAAGCGGTGCAAGTCTTGTGACAGGGTCTCCGCAGGCAAGACGTTTGTACTATCACCCTGAGTATCATTTTCAGAAAGGCAATAACCCTAACGCAGGTGCGGCTTGGCTTGAACCATATATCACAGGCGGTAAAAAGGACCTTGCCAAGAATGAGTTTGTGGCAGAGTTCAAAAAGAGGACAGGCATATGACTTTACTTAACATAGCGGATATGCTGAGCGATATCCTTGACTTGCAGGACGTGTATGCAGGCACTATTGACGGCAACCTTGACAAGTGCGTAGGAGTGTACAACGCAAAGACTTCAAAGCCACAGCGTATCTGCATAGGCGGAAAAGCCTGCACAAAAACACTTGAAAAACATATCTCGGTGCTTATTCATTGGACTGATACTCCCACGCAGGCAGAGATAAAGGCTCAGAGCGTTCTTGATATCCTATCCGATATACGTCAGTATAAGGGTGACGGATTTACGGTAAAGTATCTCGAATGCAAAGAGCCTGTTTCTGTTGGCAGGGACGAGCGAGGCGTGTGTGAATATGTTATCGAGGCAACAGTATATTACGAAAGGAATGAATGAGTATGGCAAACACAACAGGAGTTTATCCCGTATATGAAAACCAGTTCAAGATAGACAAGACAGGCGGCGACGGCTCGACAGAGAGCAATCTTGTGACTATTGCCGATATGGAGAGCTTTTCAGTATCCATTGACGGCAATATCGAGGAGTGGAAGCCTTTTGATCAGCAGGGCTGGACAAGACGTCTGCTCACTGGTAAGTCTATCACTATCAGTATCTCAGGCAAGAGAAACGTCGGTGACGCAGGCAATGACTACATTGAGAGCCTTGCACTCAAAACAGGTGCTGCGGCGACCACAACCCTTGTGTGGAACTTCCCAAGCGGAGCAAAGCTTGTTATCAAGGGCGTTGTCAGCGTAACAGAATGGGGCGGCGGAGATTCAACGGCAGTCGCACCGCTTGCGTTCGACTTTGCTTCCGACGGCAAGCCTGAGTTTACAGAGGCGACAGCGTAAGAGCACAGACAAAACAGGGGAGCGTTCAAAGCGCTCTCCTAATTTTATATATCAGAAAGGATAATAACTATGGCAAAGATGTATACACTCGACAGCAAGCTTCTTACAGGCACACCTGAGATAAGAGTAGGCGACAAGGTCTACCCTGTGGACGACAGGCAGAAAACTGTCAAGAAGATACTTGACATCTGCGACAAGAACGCTGAAAAGAAAGACCTTGATATGATAGACGAGGTTTTCAAGCTTGCGTTTGCACCAAAGGACTACAAGGAAATAGAGGCAATGAATATGCCTTGGGCAGCATATCAGCAGCTTTTCACTCTTGTTATCTCAGCGGTAACAGGCGAGGACGCAGAAAAGACAGAGGCTCGATTTCCGCAGGAAAACGCAGAGTAAGCTTGAAGAAAGCTGGTACGATCTTGATTATGACCGAGAGCTTATCATACAATCCATTGCAAAGCAGTACAATATCCTGCCCTCAGAGCAGGAAAATCTGCATTACAGCGATTGGTACAGGCTCGTTGCAGGGCTTATGCACGATACGCCGCTGGGTCAGATAGTTCGTATCAGGAGCGAGGACAACAAGGATATCATAAAGAATTTCGACAGGTATGAAAAGCAGATACGCTCAGAATGGACGGCGTTCAGAAGTCAGAAAGCAAGAGAAACGTTCACAGAGCAGGACAAGCTTGAAACTGCGAGATACTTTGAAAGGCTGTTCAAGGGAATGTTCGGAAAGGCAGGTGATAAGTAATGGCAGACGGAGCAAGCGTTGGTGTTATATCTCTTGACCTTGTGATAAAAAACAAGGTGCAGGAGCAGCTTGACAAGATATCTGCAAGCATACAGAACGGCTTTTCAAAGCCAGTAGAGCAGGCAGAGAAAGCTGTTGAGAACGCTATGGATAAGACCACTAAAGCCATAGACGAGGGCTTTGGCAGTGCGTCGGAGATCGCTCAGAAGAGTATGCAGGAGGCTACTGCAAAGGTGGTGTCTGAAATTGATAAAGCCAATGAGCATATAAAAAACACCACCGATCAAATCGAAAACATCAAGCCTAAAGTTGTGCAGATACATTACAATCCTGAGTATGACCCTGATAAGATAGAGGCTGAGGTTGATGATATCGCTCAGCAAATTACGGCAAAAGCTGACGAGGCGGCTAAAACAGCGACAGAGAGCTTTGGTGATTTTGAAATACCTGAAAGTGAATTTGAAAGGCTTAATCTCCAACTCGAAAATGCAACAGAAAAAATGAGCCTGTTGCAGGCTAAGTATAAAGAGCTACAAGCTGCTCTTGCAAACGCTAGTTCAGACGAAGAAGCTGCAAAGATAGTTTCAGAACTTAATGGCGTTGAAAGTAAGCTTATAAGTCAGCAGGGAGTTATAGATAAAACTCAAACAAAACTTAGCGAATATGAGGAAACATTTAGCAACTGCGGAAAAACAGGGACAACTGCTATTGAGAAACTAAAAAAAGTCGCTTCATTTGCAGGCAAAACCATAAAGACTACACTTGTGGGAGCTTTCAAGACAATGCGTTCGGCAGGCTCGAAGGCTGTTGACGCAGTTAAATCCAAATTCAGCAGGCTTAAAACAACTATCGACAGCACTTCACAACCGCTGAGCAAGTTTACACATTCGCTCAAATCTGCGGCAAAAAGAGTGTTCTTAATGGCAGGCGTGCTTGTTTTGCTGAAAGGAATACGTTCCGCTGTTGCAAACGCTGTTTCAGGCAACGAAGAATTTGCCAAGTCCTTAAACGAAATAAAAGCAAACCTCACCATAGCTTTCACACCGATAATGAACACAGTAATGCCGTATCTCAATACGCTTATGACGGGCGTAGCGACGGCGACAAAAACTGTGGCGGCGTTTATCTCTGAGCTTTTCGGCACCACCTATCAGAAGTCCTTGCAGGCGACAAAGCAGGCTCAGAAGTCAGCGGAGAAGATAAAGAAAACTCAGGACACTTACCTTGCAGACTTTGACGTTGTAAGAGTTGCACCGGATCAGAGCAAGTCCGATACAGACAGTTCAGAGGGCGGCATTGATTACTCAGCCATAAACGGCGACAACGTTCAGCTTCCTGATTGGGCGGAGCGTATGAAAGACGCCATTAAGTCGGGTGACTGGGCAGGAGTAGGCTCTCTTGTGGCTGAAAAGGTCAACGGAGCTTTCGCATACATCAACTGGGACGGTATTCAGAAAAAGCTGAATGGCTTTGTGGATAAGCTTACAGACGGTCTGAACAGCTTTATAAACGGCGTTGATTGGACAGGACTTGGTGACAGCTTCGGCGGCGGTATAAACACTATTTTTGGCGCAGGATACCGCTTTATGAAGAAGTTTGATTGGGCAGGCTTCGGCAAGGGTACGGCTAATTTTCTTAACGGCGGTATAAAGAAAACGAATTGGTCGCTTATCGGCA